TTGAAATACTTCATCAATCTGTTCAGGAGTAAGGTCTCTCCCCCATTTTTCCACTACGGAAGAGGGATGCATGTATTTGGTTACCATTGACCAATCCCCATCCTCTACGTAATCTAAATCCGGATCAAGGTCATAGTCTACATCTAAAGGGTTGAGAATATCATAGAACACTTCATTATTTCTTACACCTCGTTCCGTATAGCATTCCCCCGCTACTAAAAAGTGAAACCACGCTTTTTGTAATTTCTCATGTATATGGCAATTTTGAATAATATAATTCATTCCCTTTTGCCCTAAGATAGCTCTTGTGTCAGTGTAGCTCCTCTCGAACATTTTTGCCAGTTCTTCAGGTAGCTGAGGCTGCTCTTGACTTGGAACACCTGTTTCCACCCCCATAGCATTTATCTCATTTACAAAGGCCTGCTTCATAGATTCTAAAACAGCTGATTTTTTCTCATCCTCCATACGGGAAACGGAGTCCGAATTTTGCACGGTTACTGAATAGTTAAACGGACGCTTTGCTTTCTCCCCTAAAAGCAGGTCAATAATCGGTTTAATAAGGGGATAGTTGCGCATTTTAGAAGGGAAGTTCTTACGGGCTTTGCCGTAAGGTTGCACAACATATTGGTAGTCGTCATCGTATATAACACCATTGTAATAATCGTACAGCTTTCGGAGCTCCTCTTTCCTGTAAGTTCTTCCATCTTCGGCAATAGAAAAATAGGCCTCCATCGTATCGATAGCCCATTGCTTAGTTTTTCTAGCCTGCGGTATTCTTTGGTTTGGTATTTCGCTATACATTTTTACAAAGTTACTTTATACTTATGAAGACTCTTGCCACTTTAATATTTTTAAAATGCCTTTTATAATAAGACATTATTTATACTGCTGGTCGAACCACTCGTCAACCGATCTGTCCCCTAAAATGTCAGAAACTTCTGCATTGTAGAGTTCTTGAGTATGATACATACCTATCATAAGAGCCATAACTCGGTCAAAGTTACCCTTATGATTAAACTTTAGCAATTCTTGCAATAGTGCAAGATCGTAAATTTTATGGACATTATAAAGTTGTTTCCCCTCTACATCTTTTCCCCGAGGTGTTTGAAGCCAATCTCGTATGTAAAGTTCCCCCTGTTTTTTACGTGCTTCAGTCATGTGCATCCCGTAATTCCTCTTTACTGTACGTGATTGCAATTCTTTTTTATCGAGCATTTCAAACTCCTCCTGTAAATAGTGCAGTTTCCTAAATCTTTTAGCAAATCCTATTACATCTCCACGGTCATTTTCAAAACCTATTTTAGCATTATAATAATAAGATAATAGAAACATAATATTATTGTAATCATCTTGAGACTTAGGTCTCCCTATGTAAGATGCTACAATCATATCATCAGGCTTGGATACATTATTAATCCTTTTTATAACATAGGACGCACCTAACGATCTAGAGTCGCTCGACTGGTTTTGACCATAAGGGTCATGACATAGGAAGTAAAGTAAGTTGGGGGGTCTACTATTTACTTTATAAGGTGTTTCATATATTACAACCGCTCCATTTATATCATCTCCCTTTCTGTGAGGATATTTAGTTATTTGTTTACGGTCACCGTTAGGTTTAAATATAACTTCTCCTTTAGAGTTAGTGGTAAGGTCTCCGGCCGTACCTATAGCATGCAAAGCTTTTGATCTAACTCTATTGTATTGTTCCTGGATAAGAGCGAGGTCAAACAAGTTAGATGATACTTGCAGGGTTGCCTCTGCAGGTGAGAAAGGATGCTCCGCTAAATACTGATCGTATGCACTTGCATCATTACCTCCCCTCTTCTTTTCTCTCTCTCCCTGTTCAAATTCTTTAGCCTTATTTGTAAGGGAGTTACCGTGTTCATCTATAAACCCATCTAAGATTTCGTAGATAGGCACAAAATATCCACACTTAGTCCCTGACATTCCTTCCTCCCACGTATTTTCAAATGCCATGCAGTCATAAGTATCTGGGTGATAGAACAATTCTTCTAAGGCCTCAAATCCCGCGCCTTCATTACCACCTGTACCAAAAGCTATCATTGTCCCAAGGGTTTTGTTACCTTGCCGCATAGTAGGCATAGCCATACCCCACGCCTCTAAAAGACCTGGGAAAGATCCGGCTTCCTCAAAGAATATAAGTTCTCCAGCTTTACCCCTTACTTTATCGGGGTCATCTTTTAGTGATACTCCTGCTATAGAAGATTGTACACCTGCATCTACAAACTGTCCACTAACTTTCTTTTTATACCCAGAGGTCTTAGCCATAGCTGTATCCAGCAGTCTAGGTTGTGTCCAAGCTGTATTAGAATCAATAAAGTTTACAATCTCCCAAGTCTTTGTAAGTATTGCATCGACACCTGTCAAGTATTCCTTGATACCTGCAAACACAAAGTTTTTAGAGTTCTTTATAAGGAAGTAATTCCGTGCAAGCATAGATGCTGCCTTGTAGGAGTATCCTTTACGACGCGCTTTAAGCACCACCATATGCTTGTCTTCATTCCTACATTTTTCTATAGTGGTAAAATAGGTATGGTCGTTATCGTAGAATCTTGGCCAGTATTGTTTCCTCATAGGCCTAGTAGACCCGTCAGGAAGAATCTCATCTTTAACTACTTTTATTCTGCAATAGTTAAGGTAGAAATAGTGAAAACCTGAAACCTTTATATCACCCTCGTCTGTAGTATATCCATACAAACATCTTTTTTTTTCCTCATCCCAAAAGTCATAATAAGCTTTAGTTCCTTTAGGGGTAGAGGTATAAAAACCATGTTTATCGAAATAATTTGCTGCGGGGGATAGTCTATATGTGTCTTTAAATTTACTCACTATACTTATCTACTTGTACTCCTCCCCAGACGTCGCTAAGTTGACTTTCTTTTCTAACCGCATCCTCAAGATCTTTTAAACCGTTAGTAGTCTTCCCCATTGTCTCCAGTATTCTTACATGCTTTACAGGATCATAATCCTCATTTGTAATATCAATACTTTCCAACCAGTCTCTAAGGTAGGAGACTGATTTCCTAGAAGCTTTAAGTAGCATCATAATAGAAGAATCATGTTTAATGTATTCCTCCATAGCAGCCTTAGTGTGTTTATCCACTTTAAAAGTCCCATTAAATACCGCCTCCTCTATTTCTTTATGCCTTTGAGCATCATCATACGCATTGTAGATTGAGTGCACGTCACACATAAAATAGACATATGAAAGCCTTTTTATAGTTTCTTCTGAGTTGAAGTTATCTACAATGTTTTTAAAAGCCTTTATTGTTAGACAATAACTAGAGGGTTCAATCTTTAGATTGTCTGTTGTTTTTAATAGACTTTCTCTTAGCATCGTTTAAATATTTTAGTCGTCCAGGCTTAACCGTAAATATTCCAAATAGGGGTAAGCGTATAGTCTCAAATTTTCCCTCAGACATTGTTGTAGCTGCGAGTTTAAATTGAGAATTTATTATTTTCTCTACCTCTTTAAGGGGTAGGTTATGTTTAGTCGCTAGGATCTGTATCAGCGCCTTCTTCCCTTTTGCTGCCATTAGTTGCTAACCATTTAGGTGGATTATCTGCACATTGGGTGGTTCTCCAACGGGCCTTTACCGGCATGTGACATCCACATAACCCACAAGATTGAGTTTTTGTAAAGTGCTCACAGTTTACACAAGTCTGCATTCTTATAGTGTAATCTGTTACAGTTACATGTTTAAACCCATCGTCGCCATGCTTCTTAAGAGCCTCCGCAAATTCCCAAATCATTTTTACAAATCCTTTCATTGCCAGTTTAATATAGTTTCAATAAATATACTTAAAGGGACTCCTTCGGAGTTATAGTTTATAGTTATAACCTTAAAATTGTTTGTAAATATTTCTGCCACAAGACTATTTCCCGGTGTTCCTATATAGAGAGATCTCCACATTATCCAGTTCTTTAAAAAGTTTAGAGTATTCGTAAACATTATCTTTAACAGCTACAGCCTTTTTATCTTTAATCCTTTTTATATAAGTACCTATAACCGCTAAAGTTATCCCTGCGGCTTTAGCAGCTTTAATCCTATGATCCTTATTGCAAAATTCTTTATGCTCAGTATCTATAAGTTTAGCAAGGATTGAGATCTCTTTATCTGTCAAATTGTAAATACCATTCCAAAGTTTAATACTCTGGAAGGTATTTGCAATAGGTATCTTTAATTTTATTTTTTTGCTATCAGTCGACATCCTTCAGATATTATTT